TGTTGAGCTATGTCGCGAAGTCATTCCTACCGAAGTACAGATTGTAGTTAAGAGACGTGATGAGCAAGCCTTTGCAGAGCTCAATGGCTCTAATCTACTCTTCTCTGAGGATACGTGTCGTCTAATGTATGAGGCTCTCGACAATTGGTATGATCAAGAGAAAGTGTTTGACTTCTCTATTGCAGTCTCACACGAAGAAAGTCTACATCCTTGGAATGCAATTGCAATAACATCTAAATTTGATACGGAGTCGTCATTAGCATGAATGAAGGAGTATTCAAGAGTATATGGGTAACATTTCACAAAGAGGGCATTCATTGCTATCCGGATGCTCCGGCCGGTGTTGAGTTTCTAGCCCACCCTCATCGTCACATCTTTCACTTCCGAGTAGAGATACAGGTCTTTCATGATGATAGAGAGATAGAGTTTATTCTATTCAAGCGGGAGTTGGAAGGTCTCTATACCGAAGGTACGCTGCAACTCGATTACAAGTCATGTGAGATGATGGCTGATGATCTTGCAGATTACATTTTAGATAAATACCCTGAAAGAGAGCTGACCATATCTGTCAGTGAAGATAATGAAAATGGAGCTATCAGCAGGTACTAAGATGAAAAAATATACCGAATATGTAAGCGAAGAAATGACCAAGCCTAAAGTATCCTATAACAAGGCTCGCAAGTGGGTCTTTCATAAGATCGAGAAGACTGACCATACGCATGATAGAATGAAGAAAGATTACCACAAAGAATTTGGTAAGCACAACGCCCATCATTTTGATAAAGCAGTATCCGAATATATGGACTAGACGAACACCTATATTATTATGAGATCTATATTATGCCTATTGACTTTTGTCATATTGTTTCGACTCCACACCTAGAAAACTTTGTCGACGATAGAAATACACATCTTGCTTTAGCTCACTTAATTGAGACGGATAAAGCATATGAGGACTTTTATCGTGGTCAAAGTAGCTCCACTATCATACTCGATAACTCTGCTTTTGAAATGTATAAGCAGGGCCGACCTATGTACCCCTCACACAAGCTCATAGAGATGGGCCACCGCATTAGTGCCGACTACATTGTTATGTCGGACTATCCCAATCAGAAAGGTCAAGACACCATTGATGCAGCAATTGCATCAGCTCCGGTGTTACGAGATGAAGGATTCAAAACTTTCTTTGTACCTCAGTCTGTAATAGGGGATAAGGAAGACTACATCGATACCTTCAAGTGGGCTGCCTACAGTGACGCTGTGGATTACATTGGTATATCTATTCTAGGTGTACCCAATGCTTATGGCGTAGAAAAGGACAATAAACTTCAACGCTTCTTGAGTCGCTGGAAAATGATGCGTGAGCTTTCCGATCGAGGCCTTCTACAAGTTGCGCGAGACAACAACAAGAAGATACACTTTCTTGGCATGGTCGATGGTCCTAATGAGATTGCACTGATGGCAGACCATGCTGCATACATTGACACGTGGGATAGCTCGGCTGCTGTATGGGCTGGTCTCAATGGCATATCATTTGATAGCTCTCCGACAGGCCTTGTAAATGGAAAGTTTGAAGAAGAAGTTGATTTTGACTTCGAGACGTGTGATAATGAATTGTTAGAAATAGCTAAGTGCAATGTGAATTATATTGATGAGATCTGTGGAGCAGCACAATGAGTACGATGTATAGGTTTAACGAAGATGAAATAGTTAAGGAGGCTCTTGCGTATATTGAGTCGACTTATGCTGGACATTACGTTGGTAATAGAGCTGGCGATAAAAAAGAAGAGATTCAAACTATAGACGTCTGGCGCACTCTTGGTATTGAGTCGGAGTCGTGCCAGAGCAACATACTAAAATATATTATGCGCTATGGTAAGAAGGACGGCTTCAATAAGAAGGATCTATTGAAGGTCATTCATTACACTGTTCTACTATGGCACTTCACTCAGGATGAGGACTAATGAAACATATACTCGGACCTAACTCTAGGTCAACTCTTACTAATGTACGTGATGGAGATAGTCAACCCAATGCTGTTGATCTTCGACTGGATAAGGTATTCAGTATGGGAACAGGAATCTTCGAGATCTCCAATGATCACAAAAAGCACCGTGCGGGTGGGACAGCGATTGAACCTGACGAAGAAGGATACTACACACTCCAAGAAGGACGATACGAAGTTGTAATGGAGAATATTGTTAGTGTAGGTGAAGCTGAGGCTGGATGGGTGATTACTCGTTCAACATTAAATCGTAATGGCCTCTTCCTTACGTCAGGACTTTACGACTCAGGTTACAATGGTATGATGGCTGGTGTGTTACACGTCAACTACATGGCAAGAATTAAGAAAGGTACACGGATAGGTCAATACCTAAGTTTTGATGCTGAATCGCTGAGTTCGTATGATGGGGATTATGGCGTTGGCAAAATACATGATGATGAAAAATACAAAGGTGAAATATAATGAGTGGAAATGTAGAAATTAATATTACAGCAGATGATCTGAGAAAAAGAAAGATTATGATTGCAACTCCAATGTACGGAGGCCAGTGCGCTGGTATCTATACTAAGTCTTCAACAGATCTGGCTACTTTAGCTAAGGGGTATGGAGTTGATTGCAGATTCTATTATCTGTTTAACGAGTCTCTTATCACTCGGGCTCGAAACTATCTCGTCGATGAATTCATGCGCTCTGATTGCACACACCTGATGTTTATTGATAGTGACATTGGCTTTGATCCTCAAGACGTTCTTGCTCTAGCTGCAATTGCTGAGCCAGGTACAGATAAGGAGATTGTATGCGGAGCTTATCCTAAGAAAGCTATTGCATGGGAAAAGATTAAGAAAGCTGTGGACAAGGGATTTGCAGATCAAGATCCTTCCGTACTAGAAAGATATGTAGGGGATTACGTATTCAATCCTGCAGACGGCTCTGGCCAAATGAAACTCAATGAGCCTGCTGAAGTACTCGAAGGTGGTACTGGATTCATGATGATTCAGCGTAGTGCATTCGAAAAGTACGCAGAGGCATATCCTGAATTCTCTTACAAGCCTGACCATGTACGTACTGAGTCGTTTGATGGTTCACGGGAGATAATGGCTTACTTCGATTGTGTTATTGATCCCGACTCTAAGCGATACTTATCTGAGGACTATATGTTCTGCCAATGGGCTCGTAAGGCTGGTATTAAAGTATGGCTATGCCCTTGGATGAAGCTGACGCATATGGGTTCCTATATGTTTGGAGGAAGCCTTGCTGATCTCGCACAAGTTGGAGCTAGCGCTACAGTTGGTGCAGACTTCCAGAAGGCAGCAGCACCAGCTAAGAAGAAAAGTAAGAAGCGCAAGTAGAGAGTAATTATATTATGAAATTGACACAAGATGCATATCAAGTAATGAAGAACCTTTCGACAATTAACCTGTCGTTATATGTCTTCCCTGGTAATAAGCTAAAGACGGTGTCTGAAAATAAGACAGTCATCGCTGAAGTAGAACTACAGGATTCTTTTTCTAAGGAGTTCGGAATATACGACCTCAACCAGTTCCTTGGAGTCGTATCGTTATTCGATAATCCTGATCTAGAGTTTGACACTACCCACCTAGTAATCAATGGAGACAATGGGGCGAGGAGCAACTACTTCTACGCTGACAGAAATACATTTCGTATTGTCCCTACCCTAGATAAGTTTAGTCTACCAGATGAGTATATCAAATTTAGCTTATCAGACAAAATCATTAAAGGTGTAATGCAGGCCGCTAGTGTTCTTCAACTACCCGAGATAGCAATTGTAGGGGATGGAGAGAACATTAGCATCAAAGCAATCCATAGTGGCAACAAGACGACGAATACGTTCAGCTACAATGTTGGAGAAACATCAAAGACCTTTACTGTATTGTTCAAGACAGAAAACCTCAAGATGATGATGGGATCTTATGAGGTAACGTTGAGTAAGCAAAAGATTGCTCAGTTTAAATCAACTAGTCGAGATCTCAACCTCGTATATACAATAGTGAGCCAGGCTACATCATCGTACGAAGACTAAATTGAGATTTATATTATGAGTGAATTTTTATTTGTAGAGAAATA